GCGGTCTTCTTTCACCACCAAACGACTCCAAAAAGCATGACTAGGACTCCAGAGGACTCAAAGCGACCGCCGCTGGTCGTAGTAGGCTCAAATCGGCTGCAACAGGTTGAAGAGAGAACTACAGAGACGCTCTATGGCATTCCGACGCCTAGAATCCATTCAAAGCTTCTGGATTTACCAACTCGCGGCCAAGAAGTCATTGACTTTGCAGATTCCATCGGGATCAAGATGCTCGACTGGCAGAAGTGGGTCACAATCGAAGCCGGAAAATACAAAGCCGACGGCCGGCCAGCTCATCCATTGGTCTGCGTTGTCGTAGCTCGACAGAATGGAAAGACGACTCTCATGAAGTCTCAGATCTTGGCGAATCTTTTTATGTATCAAAAGAAGCTACAGATCGGCACGGCTCACCGGCTCACGACTTCTCTGGAAACATTCCGCGATTTAGTGAACATCATCGAAGAAAATGATGAGCTTGCAAAAAAGGTCAAGCGAATCCGATGGGCTCATGGATCGGAAGAGATTGAACTTCTGGCCGAACATGGCGGCGGCCGGTACATGGTCAAAGCTGGAGCATCGGCAGCTCGTGGTATTTCAAAGCCGGAGCTCGTGCACATCGATGAAACTCGTGAACTCAAAGACGAATCCACATGGGCATCGCTTCGATATACGATGATGGCAGCTGAAGCTCCACAGCTCTGGACGTATTCAAATGCTGGCGACCAACATTCTGTAATTTTGAATCAGCTCCGCGAGCGCGGCATGGTCGCAGCTGCGGGCGGAGCAGATGACATTCTTTATACTGAATGGTCATCGCACACAGATGACATCTCTAACGTGGATGGATGGCGATCCGCGAATCCAGCACTAGGCCACACGATCCACATCGACAATCTGAAAGCTGTGCTCAATGATCCGCCGGACGTCGTGCGCACAGAAGTGCTCTGCCGATGGGTTGCCACAATATCCAGCGCAATCCCATCGCAAGAATGGAATGAATGCTCGGATGAGACAATCGATCTCGATCCGGAGAAGCAGACATGGATGGCGATTGACTGCGCACCGGATAGACGTGCCGCAGCTCTGGTCGCGGCTCAAAAGATTGGTGATGACAAATTCTTCGTCAAACTTCTGCACACATGGCAAAATCCAATCAATCTCGACGATCTAGCTGTGGCCAATGACATCGCGCCATATACGCGGATGTATCCCACCGAATGCGTGGCTTACTCAAAGCGCACGTCTTCGGCAATCGCCGCCAGATTACAGCCAGCCGGAATCAAGGTCGTGGCCATCGATGGAAGTGAGTATTCACAAAGCTGCGATGAGCTTCTTGGAAGTGTGACGTCAAAAAGATTCGTTCACAAAAATCAAGCAGAATTCTCCAAGCAGATCCTATCAGCGACGCGATTAAATTATGGAGACGGCGGATGGGTCATTGGTCGCAGAGCTTCGCAAGCTACAGTCTGCGCAGCTGTGGGAGCTGCTCTGGTCACACACTTCGCGACACGGCCAGAGTCGGATCTTGACATCATGGTCGGCTAGGTGTACCGCGTGACTTAGAATTCACGCATGGGATTATTAGACAGATTCGCATCGGTAAAAACAAACGCGCCGGAAAACACGAGCGACGTAGAAGCTTCGAGCATTGCTCCGTATTATTCAGAAACGTCTTCAATGTTTTTCTCCGGCTTTGCGCAAGCTACTCGCGCAGAAGCTATGAGTGTGCCAACAGTGGCGCGCGCTCTTTCCGTGATGCAGACAATTGCTTCGCTGCCAATGAAGACTCGCAATATCGCCACAGGTGAACAGGTTGCACAGCCGCGCGTGATCAATCAACCAGATCCGCGAATCGCCGGCACGGTATTCTGGAGTTGGATTATTTCAGATCTGTTTTTCCATCCTTATGCGTTCGCTCGCGTTATGGAGAGATATGCAGATACCGGAAAAATCCGCGCGATGGAAAGAATTGCAGCTGAACGCGTAACAATTACAACGACCGGCATGGGATACGAAGTCAGCTATTACACAGTAGATGGCCAATACATCGATCCGAATGAACTGGTCGTCTTCGCCGGAAATGATGAGGGGCTACTTTCAAGAGCCGGTCGCACTATCCGCGCAGCTGCCGCGCTAGAAAAAGCGGCGATGGATTTTGCTATCGATCCAATCCCACAGATGATTCTCAAATCCAATGGCACATCTTTGCCAGCTGATCGCGTTGCAAAATTACTTTCAGCATTCGGAGCACGTCGCAAGAAGTCAGTCGTGTATCTGAATGCAGATGTATCGATGGAGACAATGGGCTTCGATCCTAAATCCATCCAATTAAATGAAGGTAGAAACTACGTATCACTGGAGCTCTCACGCGCTTGCGGAATTCCGGCTTATTTCACAGATTCACAACAATCGAGCTTTACATACTCCAACGCCTTAGACAAAAGGCGCGATCTCGTCGATTTCGCTTTTAGAAATTACATGAGCATAATCGAGCAGCGTCTATCTTTCCAAGATTTCACATCACTCGGAAACGAAGTGAAATTCGATCTCGATGACTTCTTGCGCGGCAACCCACACGAGCGCGCGCAAGTGTACGAAATACTCAACAGAATCGGCGCGATGAGCGTTGAAGAAATCAGAGAAGAAGAGGATATGCTGCTATGAAGCTAACTACACCAATGACAATCACAGCTGCGGATTCGGAAACTCGAATCATCACTGGACGCATTGTTGCATTCGAAGAGCCAGCCAATGCTTCAACCGGCAAAGTCATCTTCGCAAAAGGATCGATCAAGCCATCACCGGTCAAGCTCAATCTTGAACACGATCGCACTCGACCAATTGGCAAGACTCTCGATATGACTCTCAACGAAGATTCAATCGATGCCAGCTTCAAAATCTCGAATACGACAGCCGGATCTGACGCCATCGCTGAGGCCATGGATGGATTACGCGACGGCTTCTCTATTGAATTGGCTGTCGATGAATATGTCATGGAAAAAGACGGCACGATGCGAGTTCTCATGGGAGAGCTCACAGGCGTCGCACTTGTCACAGAGCCAGCCGTACGATCTGCGAGAGTTTCTGACGTCGCAGCTACAGAGGGCGAAGAAGAAAGCACAGAAGATTCTGACTCCACCGTGGAGCCGGATGTAATACCAACAGAAGGAGACGAAGTGGAAAACACCGTCACAGACGCTTCAGCCGTGGAGACGGTAGAAGCCGCTCAGTCAGTTACAGCCAACTCAAAGCCAATCGGCGGATTCACATCAAAGCCACGTTCACCAATTACGACCGGCGGCTCATATCTTGAACACACAATCAAAGCCAAGCTTGGCAACGAAGATTCTCGTCAGTACGTATTAGCTGCCGATGATTCATTCACAACAAATCCAGCGTTCTCACCGGTCTCTTATGTCCGCGACGTTGCACAGAATACAAATTCAGATCGTCCGGTCATCGAAGCTTGCGGTGGCACTCGTCCACTTAGCACTTACGGAATGACAGTGTCGATTCCTAAGATCACAGCTAATTCGACTGCGGCTACAGTGGCAGAAGGCGGAGATCCAACAGGTACAACCGCGATTACTTCAAGCTATGTAAATGCAACTGTAATTAAGAAAATGGGATTTCAGCGTTACAGCGTTGAGCTCCTTGATCGCAGCGATCCGAGCTTTTATGAAATTATGCTCGCAAATTTACGGGATGCGTATGCTCAGGCAACTGATCAATACGTGATTGCACAGATTACAGCTGGCGGCACACAGGCAACAGCGACAGCGGCAGATTCAGCTGGCTTGATTTCATTCGTATCCACAGAAGCTCCAGCTGCATACACAGCGACAAAGCGCACAGCCAAGTCATTCGTATCAGGCACTTCCATCTGGACAACTTTGCTCGGCGCAACAGATACAACAGGTCGTCCAATTTACAACGCCGGCAATCCAATGAACAATGCCGGATCTGCAATTCCAACAAGCATTCGCGGAAACGTGCTTGGCCTTGATTACTATGTTGATCCAAACATGGTCTCAACTTCAATCGATGAGTCAGCATTCATCATCGAGCCACGTTCAATCGAAATTTTC